ACCAACTTTTTCGTATGTGTAATTTGTGCTAACGCTGTACACAGACGAATTGATTACAACCAGCAAAATTGTATTGCCAGACAAATTACGCATAGCCCTTACTGGACCAACTTCAGGCTGTATGATTTGAGTTAAACCTGGTGTTGGGTAAAGAGCAACAACCCCTCTAATACCTGGTTGTTTTAACGGGTCAATTTCAGGATAAAAGTTGATACATTCTTGAGCGTCCTGGTAAATACTAGGCGCTTCATAAGATGGTCCAACAAAGCCAAAATCAGGCATATCTCATCCTTATCTAAAGAATCCACCTGACAAAATCCACCCAGCATCTTTGGAACGTGATGTTGTAATAACTTCATCGTACCTTGAAACTTTGGGAGGTTTCATGTTTGTTCGTTTAACAGTCGATTTGCCTTTTGCCGCAAACTGTTGAACCATTTGTATTTGTGTTGGCGAAGCCTTACCATATGAAGGCATTAAATATTCAGCCAAACACCATTCAAGAGCCATGTTATAGCCCTGTGGTAATGTAATCGTATCAGTTATATTTGTGTATTGAGAAAACAAAGTATCTGCAAATAAGTGCATTTCTCCTTGTGCTGGATTAGGCCATACAAAAATGTTACCTAAAATTTCTGTTGGCTGATAATAAAATGCTTTAGGCCATGGTCCATTTAGCGTTTTTAGACCAATCAACTGATAACTGTCGTAATCCAAAACCGTCAATGGATAATCCAAACCTCCATTCACAATCGGATAACCGTTACTATTGGTAGCTATACGTACAAACCCTGAATTGATTGCTAATGGACGAGGATAAAAAGCGTTGATTGTTGTTGATGAAACACCCGTTGGGTAATTTACATTGAGTTGGTATGTACCAGCTTCATTGATGTTACCCCCAGCTCCACTACCAAAAGCAACAATCTTAGTGCCGTTTGTTATTCCTGTGCCGCTGATCGTCTGATTCAAATTTATTGCACCTGAAGTGATTGAGGTGACAGTTAAAGTTGTTCCTGATATAGAACCAGTAAACACCGCCCCTATTTCGCCACCTGGTCCAATTGTGTATTGAGTTTGACCTGATGTAAGTGTCCAAATAATTTCTGATTGATAATACACCATCATTTCTTCATTTGACCATTGATCAAGCATATTTAAAAGCATATTGAATGCGTCTTGAGCCGCATCAGCAGTTGGAGTTTCTCCAGCTTCCAAAGCCCCAATGTCTTTTAATGCCCTACTAATTATGTCATTTGGTGTAGTCATGTTTAATCCAAGGCAGAGGAGGATTGGCAGAAATAACAGCCAGTTGACGAGCTAATTGACCCGCTACTTGGGCTTCTGTGTCTGGTTGCAGATTTTTCATGATGTAGTTCCTTGTGGAATTTGTACAGCTTGTTGTGCAGCTTCGTATGCAGCAATTACTTCAGGTGTGTGAATAGATGCGGCAATTGCTTGCACTTTAGCGTCTTCAGCGCTGTAATCTTGACCAGGCATGACAACGTGGCGGTGGAAATTGCTGCTGATTTCGACGCCATCTTCTTTAATAGCAGTCTTGGTGCGAACTTGAATTGAGCCGTTTTCAATAACTTCAATCAAATCGACAGATACAATTTTTTCTAACATAATATTTCCTTGTTTCCAGCCTGACCATCCAATCAGGCATTAAGGCTGGTGGGCCGCACCAATACGGTTAGTTTGCTTTATAAGCAGCAATTACTTCAGGCGTATGTATGGCAGCGCAAATAGCTTGTACTTTGGCATCTTCAGCGCTGTAATCATCGCCTGGTTTAATGTACTGACCTTTGCTTTGCTCGGCAAAAAACTTACCGTCTTCAGTAATAGTCACCATGTACTTTACAGCAACAGTTTTATCAGCCAAGACTTCAATTCGATCAACAATGGTTTGTTTTGCAAACATGATATTCCTTATTTATCCAATGAAATAACTACCAGAAATAGAAAGATAACCAGTAGCAGGCAAAGCAACCCCTGCTGGAGTTCCAGAGGAAGCAATTTGTAAGATAGTTATATTTTTCTCGCCAGCCAAAACTGCCGCAGTGATTTGTGTTCCTGCTGTTATTGGTACTTGACCGACCACAGAACAACTATATTGTGTGGTAATAAATGTGTTAACAGAAGTAAAAGGCAGATTGCCAATGCGAAGATTTCCTGTCCCTGTGGTTGCTGACCATTGAACTTCAATGTTAAAGACAACTAATTTACCAATGTTCTGATACACACCATTTTGAATAACGTATGTAGCCGTACCAGCGCTTGTCGTTCCATACACAGTCGGCAAAAAAGTATTTTCTAATGAATACAGCACATTGTTTTGACCAGAACCAACTAAATTGTTTCCGACAGCCATGTTTATGACGGCTGTTTGTCTGTTGTTTAAATTATTAAACTCTCCTGTATCTACCAAATTTGTTATAAGACCTTTGTACGAGCCGCCGTTAAAAATAGCGGAAACAATAAAGTCATAACCTAAATCTGAACCACTACCTAAAAACTTTCTGTCGAATGACCATGTTCCATCAAACGCTTCAACAACAATAGATGTTCGATCAGCCTCCCCAAAAGGTAAGCTAGATGTCGAATCAAAAGCTATAAAATAAGTTGTGTTTGCTGGTTCGGCATAACAACCAAACAAAGACACAATGTATGGAATGGCACTTTTTGTTGGTTCAATGGTTCCTTGCGCTTGATATAGATTTATGCAAGCCCTTGGAGTTCTAGAAAAAGTTGCGTTTAAATATGAAATACCAATATTACAACCATAAAAACTAACGTCACCGCCTCCATAAAGACTGTAGGCAGATGTATAAGCAGATATTTGTGTATTAAACCAATGAATGTTTAGTGTGTTATCTCCACGTTGGGATACGCCAACATTTAAGTATTCATGCAAGAAGCAATCATAAAATGCCACTTCTGAAACTTGGTTATCTACACCACTAATCGAAGTTGGGTTTATGTTTACGCCAATGTTGTTGCTTGTAAGTGGGTTGGCCGGATAAGAACCATCCCATATAACAAGTTTTGTAAATCTGTTCGATACTGTACGTTGCCCAGCAATGTTATTTGAAGTAAGAGCTAAAGCAGATTTAGAAGTATTGCCATTTATGTCAATGGTCAAATGCTCTAATTCACCTTGATAAAACCCGTAGCAATCAATTACATACGATCCAGTAAAAGATGGTGCGGCTTTAATAACACTACCTCTGCTAACACCGTTCGCGAAATTTGAGTATTCACCAACAACTTTCATTGGAGTTGTAAATTGAATGGTCGAGTCTATTAAATACACGCCTTCTGGAAAATACAATGTGCCATAAGCGGCTGCTGTTGCCGCCGATCGAATAGCGGTTGCAGTTGCGGCTGCATTAGTTCCATCGTTATAAGCCCCATAATCAAGTACATTGATTACTGCCCCATTGATCATGGAGTATGTTGCTTTAGTCAAACTCATATTTATTCCTATACGCTGTAAGAGACTGAAAATGTCCAGTATTGTGTGCCAAACACTGACGCACCAAGATTTTGAATTGATGCCGTTGCTCCATCAACCGAGCCTGGAATTGTTGCTGGAGTTCCACTTAGCAGCGTTATAAACGCAGCAGAACCTTGCAATGCTGGTGTGAAAGGAAGACCTGTAATGGTATTCCCCGCAGTTGTTGTCCCACCCCGATTCAGACAATTTAAAGTTACCAATCTGCCAACTTTTGTATATTTGTTATAAATAATTTGTGTTGGTGCTGTTGTCCAAGTTGCAAATCCAGGTGTCCAAGTTCCTTCTTCATAGTCGTTTAATAGTTTGCTGGTTGAGCCAGGTGCGTGTGAGTTGGCTGTAAAGTTGATGCCTTGACCTGCTGTGGCGGGTACAAAATTACCTGTTGATGCTGTGTAATCAGAAGCGCTAACAGATCGACCAGCAGTTAAATTAGCAACCGATACGCTATCAGTCACACCAGATTGATTGATAGGAACAATCTCACTACCCGACAACGGGATAGATGCCGAGCTTAATGCTGATATATTTTTGTTGCTCACAAATAATTAACCTCAATAGTGGAATTTATAGGAGGCGCTTGAGAAAAAACTAAACTTGTACCAGATACAGAATAAGTATTTTTTTGTTGATATATTCCGTTTATGTATACATTAGTTGTATCTATGTTAGTTGGCGTTCCAGGCAATGTAAAATTGATATTAGAACCTGTGCCTGTGGCATTAAATATATTTGGAATTTGAACTATTGAGCCAATTCCAAATATATTATCCCATGAGCCAATCTGCACGCCAGCAGAAGTTTGCAGAACAAACTTGTAAGACACACCACCAGACAGCCAGATTTCGCCTGGCACACGACCAGAAGCGTCCAAAACGATTGGGTTTGATTGCTGGATATTGCCGCTAGAACTGGTAAACGTAGGTGCTTGAGTGGTCGTGCCAGCCAAGTAAGAGTAAAGCAGACCGCCAGCTAAAGGATTGCCGTTATTGTCAAAGAATTGCCCTGCTACGCCGCCAATGGGTGATAAAAAAACCATTTTTCTTCCTAAATGTTAGGGGTAAAAACTTGAGGCAACCAAGGAGCAACAACGGGTTTGTGCGCTTCTAATGCTTTAAGCTGTTCCTCTAGCCTAAATTTTATGTGGCAAACGCCATCTTTAACAGCCTCTTGCTCAATCCAACCAGCAACCATTTCTTCTGATACTTGCTCAAAAGGAACTTTGATCTTTGGCTCATTAAACCACAAGTTGCCTTCAGTTTCAACAGACAAATCGTCATCTGTCAGCACACATTTGTAATGTGCATGGGTGATTAGCCCATCAATAGCTGAAATCTTAGAAATAGACCATTTGTAGTTCATGTTAGTTCAGCAAAAGGATGTTATTGGGTGTGTAATCGGTGATAACCCAGTTTGTGCCGTTAGAAACCAAGGTGCAACGATCACCAGCAATGGCGTTCAAAATAGCCGTAGAAGCCGAGCCGCCAGCGATTTGCACCACGTTTGATGATGCTGATACCACCGTATAAGCTTGGTAATTCTGGATATTCAGCACACGGCCCGAATAGCTGGATGCTGTGGGCAATGTCAGCGTCAAAGTGCCAGCGTAATTGTTGATAACCCAAACGTCAGTTGCCGCCACAGAGTAAGTGCTTGCAGCCACCGTGACAGGAGCAGAGCCAATCAGCAACCCGCTGAACTGAGTTGCAATCAAAGTGCCAGTAGAGGGCACAAAAGACAGCTTGGTCGAGCTAGTCGTTGCGGGGTTATTGCCCGTAGATGCCGCCGACAGAACTGGATACCAAGTAGAAGATGAGCTTGTGTTATCAGTTATTGCGATATTTGTTGCTGTACCAGCCGTTGCCGCATTAAGATTTGCTACTTGTGTCGTTGAAGATACTGTGAATGGCGCTGTTCCTGTTGAAACCGTAGACGTAATCACGCCCGAAGCTGAAATCGTAGTAAACGCTCCAGTAGATGCTGTTGATGCGCCTATGGTTGTGCCATTTATTGAACCGCCTGTAATAGAAACGCTATTAGCATTTTGATTACCTAAAGTGCCAACAAGCGTAACAACAGTATTACTTGCTGAATTCAACATATAGACTTTTTGATCTGCTACATTGATAGCTATTTCACCTAAAGTCAAATTACCAGTTGTAGGAGTATTACCCCCTGTAATTGAATAATAATGTTGTATTGGGGTATACCCTGATTGTGCCATTACACGCTCACTTTAAAAGTTTCAGGTGGAGACCAAGGCGCTTTTGTATTGACATTTTTATTTAAAGCATCTAATTGTTCTTGTAACCTAGATTCTATGGCATTTACACCGTTTTGAGTTGAATCTTCTTTAGCCCAAGAACATACTGTCTCATGTTGAATACTGTTGAAATCGGGTTTTGGCGTGCGTTCTTTTATTGGTAACCAACCCTCTGTTGCGACAATATTTGTTCCATCAGATACAGATGCAAAATAGCGTACTTGTGTAATTGTTTCGTTTTCTGAATGAACTTCAAGTATTTTCCAATTAAACATCAGAATGTGCCTCCGTTAACACCATGCGACGTGCCTGTACCGCCATAAGTTGTAGCTACTACTGAACCTTGCCAAGTGCCGTTGTAAATCGTTGCCGTTAGAGTGCCCGTTGAAGGTTGATATTGTAGTTTTGTTGAACTTGTGTATTCAGTTGCTACGTTACCACTTGTTTGATTGGCAAACAAAGGGTATCTTGTGCCAGTTGAAGTTGTATCATCAGTTATGGTTGCGTACGCAGTTGGCAACACCCAGCTAGGGGCGCTTGTGCCATTTGATTGCAAAACATAACCAGATGTTCCAGCGGACAAAAATAACGTGCTTCCTGACGCAGATTGATACGGAATGTACCCAGCTCCACCCCCGCTTAAATTCGTTGCACTCGACACCGTTAAAGTGCTTGCTGACACCCAACTTGGGGCTGAAGTACCGTTGGATTGCAAAAGTTGAGATGAAGACCCAACTGCCGTAAATCCTGTTGCTCCAGTTGCAGTTTGATAAGGGATAACCCCAGCTGAACCACCTACGATGTTTGTAGCAGAACCAACTGAAAGGGTAGATTGACTAACCCAAGCTGGAATTGCTCCTGTGCCTAGTGTTTGAAGAATTTGTCCCGAAGTGCCCGCAGATAAGAAAGTAGTTGAGCCTGAAGCTGTTTGATAAGGGAAAGCATATGTGGAACCCCCTGACAAATTAGTTGAAGTAGTTGCTGTTGCGGCATTTCCACCAATAGACAGACCTGACGCTGTTCCCGAAATATTTGTGCCCGTTATAGTAGGCGTTGTTGTAAATGTTGGTGTTGAACCGCCTACCAATACGCCCGTACCCGTAGCAAAAGCTGTTACGCCCGTTGCGGATTGATACGGAACAGCTCCAGCAGAACCGCCAATGATGTTGGTTGTATTCGTTGCGTTTGTTGCGTTTGTTGCGTTTGTAACAAACGTATTACCTATTACGCCAACAATTTGATTTGCAGTAGCCGCAGTTGCGTTTAAACTACCGTTTGCGTAAAGCAATCCAGTTATACCCGTAACAGCCAAATTTGTTGTTGTTGTAGTTGTGGCTGAAAGAGTAGTAAACGCACCCGTAGATGGCGTTATATTGCCTACTGGAGTGTTATTTAACGCTGTAATCGTAATACTTACGCCTGTGATTGACCCGCCCGTGATTTGGGCGTTGTTGGTCGTCATTGTCGTAAACGTACCCGTACTTGGGCTTGTAGCACCAATAGGGGTACTATTGATTGTGCTATTCGTTATTGTTGCAAAGTTGATTGTGTCGGAACTAAGTGGGGGAGAGAAAAACTCCCCCCCTGGTCCAACTAATCCAACGCAAACGCCATTTACATCAAATATTGCCTGAACAGGAACAATATTTGTTGTGACGGTGACTGCGGTTTGATTTGACATCAATAAGGTATACAGTTAAACAATACTACGTCTCCAGCCGCCATTGGTGACGCTGAACCGCTTGTATTTGAATAACTTGTAACAGTAATAGATGTTGTTGAAGATGCTGTTTGTAAAATATAAACGCCTGTTGAAGTGTTTAAATCATTAGCAAAAGCAATCCACCCATTAGGCGCTAATGGCAATGTTAAAACCCCGTTATTTGCTCCACCAGTACCAATAGTTATAGCAAAAGCGTTTGGAGTTGTTCCTACGATTTTGGGAGCAGTACCAAATCCACTTGCAATAATTGGTTGAGCGGCAAAAGTGTTTACGGGTGTTGTATTTGGCGTAGACTGATATGCAACTTGATTTGTCATGATTGGTCTGCCATTGGAGTAACGTAAAGCGTTGTTGTGCCTGTACTTGTAATGGCTGACATTGAGAACCCGTTGGGGGGTACTGCAATTACCATTGGAGAAGTCATAGCAACGCCTAAAATTACCGTGTTAGTTGGGCTTCCAGCTGTTGGAAGTACTGCGGCTGGAGCAGTCAACGAATTTAAAGCA